CTGACGAGTCTTACACTGCTTTGATGATGCCTACAGGACAAAGCGTGGCTGTTCCTCACGGTGATAAAACAACAACCAGCTTGACGTTTTTGTCGAGCGGCGTTGTAACTCACGTTCCTTATTCGGCTTAATGCATGATTAAGCTTTGTTATAAAGAGTATGAATGGAAAGCCTCAAATGAGGCTTTTAAAATGTTTTTTGATAAAACAAAACTTGATTTGCAGTCTGTTTTTGGAGATTACATTATTGCTTGCATGAATATGCCAGATGGAACGGGCTTGTTTGAGCAAATGCAAATTTATTCAAAAATACACAGTAGAAAAACGGCTAGTATTGCGTTGCATTGTTTAATAAAGCAGGCTGATGAAAGCATATCTATAGATGAGATATATGATGCCACATATCGCGTGGGGTGGATACTAAGTGACCGCCCAGATGATTTAAGTGAGCCTTGGCCTTTTGTCATGTTAAATACTGCTTTAGAAATTAATGAGTATTTTAACTCCAACATACCTAAAAAAAAAGAGCTAGCGGTTACAAGGGCGGGTTAGATATTGTTGAAAATGCGCCTTATGATTATTGGAACATGTTTAAAATATGTGTTAATCATTTAAAAATAACACCGTCTGAGGCTTGGAAAATGGATTTGTCAGAAATAATTACGCTATTAGATAACAAAGAAAACAATGATATTGATACTAGCATCATGCTTAATTTTGAGCGCATAAAAAACGGGGCTGACAAGTCATGGCTACAGAAGAACTAATAGTATTATTGGACGCGCGCACGGCCAAGCTTGATGCCAAGTTAAAAAAAACGAATGAAAAACTTGATGACTTAACAGAAAAAACCGGCAAGGCTGATGCGGGACTTAAAAAGTTTGGCAATGGCGCAAAAATGGCTGGCGCGGCAATACTTAAAACAGTGGCGGCAACTGCGGCGTTGTCTGCTGCGGTTACTGCAATGGTGCTTTCGTCAGCAAGTGGTCGGCGTGAGCTTGAGCTCATGGCCAAACAGGCAAAAACTTCCACTTCTGACTTTCAAGCGCTATCTTTTGCAACGAATAACTACGGTATAAATGCCGAGCAAATAGCAGATATAAGCAAAGACATTGCAGACAAAGTTGGCGAGTTTAGCGCGGCAGGGACAGGAGCGTTTCAAGATTACGCAGATGTAATAAAGCTTTCAAAAGATGGCGCAATGGCAGCGGCAAGAGAGTTTGAAGGGTTATCATCCCAGGAAATCCTTGGCAAAATGGTATCAAGAATGGAGGACGCAAGCGTTGCTGGTGATAAAATGACGTTTGTTCTTGAATCAATGGGCAACGACGCGTCAAAATTAATTCCGTTGTTTAAAGGTAATTCAGAGGAGCTTTTAACATTAAAAAAACGTTTTAATGATGTAAATGATTCTTTACAGATAACAGGCAAGCAAGCTGAAGCACTTCGCGAGGTTTCTAATACTTTTACACTTATGACATCATCAATAGGTAACGCAACAACAGCAATAAGCGCAACCTTTGCGCCTGTCTTAGATGACTTCTTTAATGACATTATAGATATCGTGCCAGATGCGACACAAACAATAATTGATTTTGTAAACTCGTTTCTTGATGCTGAAAACATCAAGTCAGTAACAGGGGTCACTAAAGAATTAGCGGCAGTTAATAAAGAGATTGCCATGCAAAAAGGGATTATGAATGCAGACCTGAATCCTAGAGCAACAAAGGCAGCAAAAAGAATTCTAAAGGCCGAAAAAGAAAGAAAAGAAGAATTAGAAGCTCAATTATTATTATTGCAAGATCAAGAAAAAAGCTTGGAAAACGCCAATAGATTGCGAGGCGGGCAGATTGGCGGCGAAGATGGCGCTGATTTGCCAGAAAGCGGTTTAGGCACAGAAGAAGAAATACAGGAAATCAGAGACAGATTTAAATCTGAAGAAATATTATTATCTGAAAAACTACAAAGAGACTTACAAAAAGTAGGCGATGATTACGAATTACAAAAACAACTTGCTGAAAAGTTCGCTGAAGACATAAAAAATATAAGGGCAGAGCAAGAAGAAGACCCATATGCTGAACAAAAACAAGAGATAGAAGACAGATTCAAAGCTGAAGAAACATTATTAGCGGAAAAGCTTGCTCGTGAACTTGAGATGATTGGCGAGAACTTAGAACTAAGAAAGAATCTTACTGATACATTTGCAAGCGATGTTGAAAAAATAGAAATTAAAAGAGAAAAAGAAAGAAACAAAGAAATAGCTAATGATAAAAAAGATGAGAAAGAAAGATATGATTACAAAGTAGATCAGGCTTCGGGTTTTGTTAATGCTGCGCAAATCCTAAACAGCGCAATTGGTAGTGATAATAAAATATTAGCGGCTGGATTAATTGTAGCAGATACAGCCACGGCAGTTATGAAAAGTCTTTCTATGCACCCCTATGACTATGCGAACGTGGCGGTATTGGTGGCAACTGGTATTGCTCAACTGGCTAATGTTGGTTCTTCTAGCCCGTCAAGCGCGGCAAGCAGTGGAAGCGGTGGAGGTGGTTCAATAGGCCCACAGCAAAAAAGAGAGCCTGATTTTGTGCAAGAATCATCATCGTTAGAATTTACAGATACCACTGATACAGGACAAACAACGTTTAATTTGACGGTTCCAGATGGTGACGAAATCGGCGAAGCGATCGCAAATTGGTTAAGCAAGGCACAAAGTGAGGGGCGCGTATAATGATAGTCACAAAAAGCAATGCATTGATTGGAGTTATTCCAACAATACCCAGCGACGCAGGTCTTCTTCAAACACCAAGCAATATAACCGATCCAGATCACTCGCTGACATACACAGGCGGAACAACAGCTAGCGACTTGATCATCTCTTTTGGAGCAAGAAATAATATCAGTTATGTTGCAATGTCTGGACATAATGCAGCGTTGACAACTACAGGGACAGTTTCAATACTTAACGGCGCAACACTTATTCAATCGGTTACAATATCAAGAAATAACAATTTAATGTTTACCTTTGATTTACAAAATTTTACTGATTTGAGGGTTAAGTTTACAGTATCTCCAAACAACCAAGCTACAACGGTCAGTTTTATTGCTGCTGGTACTTATTTAATAATCCCAAGAGGTGAGCAGTCAGGTTACTCCAGGCAATGGCTAGAGCGTCAGACAACTTCGCAAACAAGCACAAACTTACTTTCCGCACCAACTGGTGTGACGCAAAAACGCATTGCCTTAAAAGGCAATCTGTCAATACCCAATCAAACTAGTGATTTTATAGAGACACAATGGCAAACGTTTATAGACTTTAGCTTTGAACAACCTTTCTTTATTAAAGAAATTGACGATGAGCCTCAAACTTCTTATATCTGTTACAATCCAAAGCATAAAATAAAAGCGCACCCTATGACGCGCGGATTGATTAACGCGTCAATGCAATTTAACTCATATAACGGACTTTAAAAATGGCGTCTTTTAATTTAACACGTTCGCAGTTTACTCAAGAGCATTTTGAAGTTTTAGAAATTGATTTGCCGGTTATAACAGGCACTTGTACTCTAGGGGGATCAAACGGTTTTGGTACGCCGCTAACATGTGATCAAGCTTGGACTAGTGAATATAAAACGTATAAGTTTACCAATCAAAATGCACCGCTATTATCTGGTGTAAACATTTACCGATGTATCACAAGCATTAAAGAAAACACGACAGAAATTAAACCTGGAAACGGTTTATCTGCGCGCGGTTCTATGTCTGTATCATTAACTGATTTTATAGGCGACCCAAACGAGGGGGCATCAGGCGTAACTGGTGAAGTTATAAAGCAAGGTACTTTCTTAGGTAAGTTGGGCGCTCGGCAAATCATGGCAAACAAAAGGGCAAGGCTTAAACTTTATCGAGTTGAGGCTGATGGCACGATTGATTTGTCGGGTGGTGCAGAAACACATTATTATATAACGGAGTCTTTTAAATCAAACGACAACGGCACGTGGTCGCTAAAATGCAAAGATGTCTTGTCGTTAGCTAACTTGAGTGAAAAGACTTGGCCACCAACTGCGGAGGGCTTTTTACGCCAAGATATTGACGATACTGTAACAGTCATACCAGTTGACGCGCAAGTTGATTACAGTACAGCATTTGCGGTTAGGATTGGCGATGAACATATGCGGGTTATCAGCTTTAATAACACCACACCATCAGCGCCGTTTCTAAATGTTGCAACCAGAGGATCATCAATTACAGCGCCAGTTTCAGGTGTTAGATTGACAACCACCGAAGCGGATGATCATAGCGGTGGCGATGAAGTGTTTATCTGCGACTTATCAGATAATGAGTCTATTGATTCATTGTTGACGCGCATATTAGTCGCGTCTGATTTTGATGCGGCGTTAATACCGTCAGCAGATTGGTCTGCTGAGGTTTTAGAGTGGCACGCACTAGATAAAATCAACACGCTACACAGTGAAGCGCAAGACGTTAACGAAATTTTAAGCTCGATACTAACAGGCTTTTTAATGGACATGTGGTTTGATCAAGTTGACAACGAGGCCAAGCTGTCAGCCATTAGCGTGTGGAAACAATCAACAACGGTTTTAACTGAAGGGCGCGAGATTGATGCCTATACGCTTAAAGACACCGCTGTTGATTCACTTAGGGCTAGTCGTGCGTTAGTTGTTTATGATAAAAAGAATTTATCTGAGAGCGATGACGTATCAAACTTTGCTCGCGCTTCACAAAACTCAGACAACCAAGTAATTAGCGAGGCACTATACAAAGAACACAAAGATAAACTTTTTGATAACAACGTGTTAATCGGATCAAATGCTGCAAACCTTTTAACTCAAAGGTATGTTGCTCGTTTTAAGTTTACGCCGTTTAATTATAAATGGGTTACACAAGAACGCTTTTTGACATTTAAAACAGGTGACGTAATTGACATCAATGCTAACGCTATACAGTCAGCCAGTGGATTACCATCCACAGAACTACGCGCACAGATTACAAAGATAACGCCCAAATATGGCAGGACTGGACGTACATATGATTGTACAGCAATGAGCTATGAAGCTGCATTTAATAACAACTCTGAGAGTGTTATAGATAATCCCATTGGTAACGGCTTCAGCTTATACGGTGCCATTGGTGCTCCGTCTACGCCGTTTACACACACGTTCATACTAAAGGGTTCATACTCATATGGAAATATTGGTTTTAGAGCTGGAGATGTTCCACCTGCAATAATCGCGGGTTCAAAAATAATACTTATCTTAGTTGACGGATTTGACGGCCAAGCTTCAGGCGGTACTGGTGGCGACAATGAGAAAAACGGTGTGGGCGGTGGAACAGTTTACGATGCGCAGGGTGTAGACACTGACATTTATTTCAGCGGCGCAACACCATCAACAGCATATAGCGTAGCTAACGGATACATTAGAGCGCCAGGTGGTGGAGGTGGTGGTGGTGCAGATTATGAATCTGGAGGCCAATACTTTAATGGTGGTGGTGGTGGCGGCGGTGCTGGCAGGCTACCAGGTTCAGGCGGTGAATCAACAAGTGCATTGCCAACAGATATAGATTCAGAAAATGGCTTTAGTGGTGACATTGAAGGTAACGGCGGTGCAGGCGGAGTGGGTTTTAGCGGTGCTACAGATGGCGGCGCAGGTGGTGACTGGGGGCAGCCCGGAGTATCTTCTGACGGTTCTGCTGGTTTAGCTGGTAGCGGTGTTCGTGATGGTGGCGCGACTGTTACATTTTACGGAGACACGGCAGCAAGATATATCAACGGCAATGGTGATCACTAATGGTGCTACAAATTAAAACAGAAAAAGAGCTGATTGAAATGGTTCAGGCTCTTAAAAATGAAATTGATTGTTTAAAGGCTGTTAATAAATCAAACGAGAAAAAGTTTTATTTAATGTTTGAAAAAATTAATGAAAAACCTACTGTTATAAAACAAACAATAATAAAAGAAATTGAAAAACCTACTGTTATAAAAGAAACGGTTGTTAAAACAGATGTTTCAGTTATTCCAACACTTAAAAAAATATCAGATAGGCTTAAAACTTTAGAAGATAAGAAATTAGAAAAACCGATTGTTAATAACATAACAACAGGCGTAGAAATTAATGATGTTTTAGAGCTAATTAATAAACATGTTACAATGATTTATGTGAATAAACTTTATAAAAAGGGTAAATAATGGCTAGTGTAAATTTATCGGGTATTTTAAAAAACCCAGAAGGGGAGCCTGACGTTGGTGCAGTTGTTCGCTTTACTCTGCTGACTAACACTGGCGAGACGGTTCAATCATCATCATCAGAATTGATTGTTCCACCCGATGGCGCGTATGATATCGATGTCGTTTATGGTCAATTGCGTGTGGATTACATATCAGACTTTTCCGAAAGGTTTGTTGCTATTGTTATCGTTAATCAAGACACCACTGCAACATCACTACCTGAACTTTTAAATGCCGTTGTTCCACCAACTGACGCCCAGCTTTTAGAATTCCAAGCTATATTAGCGGATTGCGTAACAGCGCAAACAGCAGCAGAAGCAGCAGCGGCAAGCATACCCGTTTACGGTACAGCAGCAACAAAAGATGTTAGGACAAGCAGCACAGACACAACGACAGGTAGGG